GGCCTTTAGCTGTTCCGTCGGGTCTGGCTGTCCCTGCGCTTGCTGTTTTTTGCCCATCGCGGCAATAGCCTTATCCATCGACTCCTCAATAGAAGACTCCAAAGCCCTCCCGTCTTTGAATCCGCGGATGGTAAAGAGCAACGTTTCTTTGATAAGTGGCGCTAACTCCGGCGCCGCAGAGACAATCTGCAAACCCCCAGCGAGGGATTGCGTGATGGCACTCACAAGCTCAATGCGGGCCTCTTTGTCCGCCTGCTCATCTGCCTCGATGGTGGAGTCCGTCTCGATATCGACGCGGTACCCACGCAACACATCGGATTTAAGGACCTTCGAGATTTTCTCCCATGATGGACCGCTCAAAACCTTCTGAGATTCCTGTTTTGCCTGCTGAATGACCTGCTGTGCGGCTTGCTGTGCCTTTTGGGGGTCCTGCCCCTGCGCCATCTGCTGAGCTTGCACCATCGCCTGTTGCTGTATCTGCTGCGCCTGCGCCTGTAGCTCGGCCTCCATAGGCACTTGAACGCCCGTCATCCTCTTGAGGGTGTCGACCTGGAAACGTTCGGCGATAATCTCCACAGCAATACGAATTAAGTCTCTGGCATAGCGCTGTACGTCGCGCTGTGCCTTCTGCATGCGGATCGACCCCCACTGTGCCTTGATCCCTTGCGCAGTGGCGGTCTCTCCAGCGTCACTCGCCCCCCTCAGAATGTCTGATATGCCGGAAATCTCGTAAATCGTCTGTTTGACCGCATCACGCGCAACATAAAGCTCTCTCAGGACCGTGATCATCTTCTCAAGCGGTAGAATCCATATGGCGTTCTCAATGCCTCCCCCAGCAAGGAACTGCGTCACATCTTCCGCCGGGACGAACTCGCCGTCTTCTAGGTTCTCAGTATTCCAAAGCTCTGCAATGCGAGAATCCGCGATGCCTCGGAATTTTAGCACCTCAATCAGCTTGGCAATCCGCTGTGTCAGGCGGTCCAATTCTTCGGCTTGGTCCCGATACATACGGAACTCTTCCACCGGGACCAAGCTACGCGAATCCTCAATCGCATAGAGAGGCTTTGGAATGGGAAAGAACCCCTTCAATCCCAGCGGGTCGCTGATTTCCTTTAATGGCTCAGATTCATGCTTGAGCGCGATGAAGAGTACCTTTTTTTCTTCTTTATCCCAAATCTCCCACACCTCTACACGCTTGAACGTGTCGCTATCGGGCCCGCTGTCGTCCTCACCCTCAGGGTGCGCGTCGGCCTCTACGTCCCGGAAGCCCTCGCCAAACTCTTTCACGCCGCCATCAATCGTCATCCAGTGTCGGAATGCCACCCACGGCACATCCTCCCAACGACGCGCTGGCCCTCGCCGGAAATCTTCCCAAGGCCAAGGCTCATAGGTGATTGCCTCATCCAGCAATTCTCCGTCTTGCCCCTCGCCACCCTCAGAGATCGACGGAACATACCGAACGCGCGTGACCGCCCGCCCTGGCAAACAGCGATCAAACACAGCGGCGAACATCGCTTGGTCAAATACACCATCGTCAAGCGTGAATTCGACCGAGCGCTCCAATACCTCCGATGCGACCTTGCCCACCGGGTCATTATCCCGATAACGGCGGCGAATATCAGGCGCTGGCGTCTTGCCATACAGCGCAGGAATCATTGTAGAGGTGTTAGAATACAGCACATTGAATTTAGGCGTGCCATCCGTTCTGGTCTTGTTGTTCTTCTCGTCTCGATATCGATCCAGGGTGTCTTTGCCGCGCTTACGCCAGTCCTTTTCCACCTTATCCGATAACTCTAACTCAAGCTTCCATCGATGAACAACACCAGACGCACCTTTCCCGGCGTCTTCCTTTGTCTCAAGTGCGCCGGTTTCTTCGGTCATATGCCATACCCCGGCGCACCGCGTTTCTGGGAGCGCGCCTTGATGATTTCGTTAATGTTCCGTTCAATTGGAAACTTCGCGGGTGCTGGAGGCCTCTGCGCCTTCTGTGCCTCACGCCATGACAGACCCAAATACCGCCACGCGGAACCGATGTGCTCCGCCCAATCCTTCACGGGGTTTTCCCGAAAAGTCTTTAGTTCGTCATCCCATTCTCGCCGATAGTTTCGCAGCCCCTCGACACCCAACTCACAGCGCCCCAGATCAAACCGCGCCACCTTGATCGTCTCTCGACCGGCATGGATGCCCTCTGCAACAGAAACCTTCTGGACTGGCATGGGCTTGCGCCCGAAATCCTGCAACATCTGCTGCCGTGTTCGTTTTGCACCCCAGTTGGCGATCATTGCGTCATGGGGAACGTAGTCCGTCCCGTGATATCCCTTGTCATCCAACCATCGACACCAATCTTCCAAGTCGTCTGATTCAGGACGGTAAAAGTCTACAATGTGAGGGATGCCGTTAATAACCTGAAAGCACCATATCGGGTTGTTGACCGCCTTACCCAAATCCCACGCCGTATGAACAGGCTGCGTCTCATCGATGGGAACGGAGCATAACCGCCCGTCCCTCTCAGCGGCGTTCATTTCCCCGCCCCAATACGCCCCTATCATCGCACCCGAAAACGAGCAGTAATACTCTTGCTCAAATAGGGCCCGCCCCATTTCGGCCCCATACAAATCCTGATATTCTGCCAGGCTCTCTGCCAACTGTTCCGCTGATAACGCCTGCGTGTCATCGATAGTCGAGAGTTCCGCGAACCAGTTCTCGTTCCCCACAGCCCGGTCATACATCGACTTGGCGTGATTGTTCCCGCGGGGCGTCGTGATGAACGCCGCGACCCCGTTCGACTCCTCTATCATTGGCTTGTGATAAGCCCAGGCGCTCGGATTACACAGCGCCCACTCTGAGTACGCTATCCCCACTGGACCAGACCCGACCGTTGCGTCGTATCGATCAGATCCTAAAAGCTGCCATGTTGACCCCCACACGGTCTCAATGAACATATCGTTGTCATTGACGCGCTTGCGTATCTCAGGCGGGAATGCCTCGTCGATACGACGCTTGCCTGTGTGCCCGTTGATCCCGTTCCAGATTGCCTTGCGCGCCTGAGCATACTCTGGAAAGCAATGCCAGTATGTCCCGACCCGCTTCTGAGACAACTCCCTAAACCCGTTCAGTACGATGTCATCCTTGCCCCATCGCCTATGGGCAATCTCGATCAACCGTCTCGTCTTCTGCCCAACCAGCGCCTCGTGAAAAGGCCGCTGATACCAGCGCACCCGATATTGAAAGTCCATCAGTCTGGCTTGGACTCGTAAACAGTCGTGAAGTTCACAGAAACGGCCCCGCTGTGTTCGCGCTCTGTCTTGTCTCTCCACTCCTCTGGATCGGCGTTCTTAAGCGCAAAAATATGACTTGTGACGCGCGGTCCGGTCTCGCCATCAATCAGCCGTTGCTCCAGAAAAAGCACCCTTGCGGCCTCCGCCCGTTTTACCGCGCCTAAAAATTCAGGGTTTTCCTTTGACCAATTCATGATGGTTTCGCGACAAACACCAATCTCTCCAGCGAAAGCTGTCTTGCTTAAACCCCGCCCCATGCACTCAACAATCTTATCGCAGTACTCGGGGAGATACGTTGTCGGGCGTCCGGCTGTCATAGGTAAACCACCCCCTGCCCTGCCCGCGTGAACCCCGTCGGACCCATTGCGAACGCTTTGCGTGGCGTGCCCTTTAGAGCCTGAGCGAGGGCGCTGTTGTAATCGTCCAGGCTCTTTTGCTGTTGACGCCTGGTTTCCTCTTGGGATGCTTTTAACGCGACGGCACGAACATCCTCTGAGACACCACCGTCATCTCCGCCCGTTCCGTCTCCCATGCTTCCGTCTGGATTGTTGTCATGGGTTGCCCCCAACATATTACCCAGCGCACCAAACATACCAACCGGGCTTAATGCTGATATCTGAGAGGCCAAACCAAATGTTGCAGCGGCAGCAAGGTTGTCGGCGTCATACGCGCGCTCGGCTGCCGAGAACAGGCCGCGTGCTTTCACCGGCTTGTCCATGTCATACATGCTGGGATGGGTCTCAGTCGGACTCCGCGCCACACCGCCAAAGCTGGCATTGTCGGCGGAGAATTGTGAATCATGCGCCATTGCGGATCGCATCGACTGTAAATCCCGGAGACTGCTTACGCCCGCGTTGGACCCGACCCCGTTCGCACCCATTGCACCGGCATTGGCGACACCGCGTGAATTGTTTTCTGCTTCTGCGTCCTGCTGGCCCTGCGTTGCGCCTTGAGCACCGCCCTGCCCGCCGTCCCCGGCATCAAAACACACCTGCGGCCCCTGGTGAGTATAATCAAAAGGATTCATGCCCTCACCTCCGCTAAATGTTTGATTGTGCCAGTCCCGTGGGTTCGTAACCATCGGGCGCTCTTGAATGCCTTGAAAGGGCCGCGCCGCAATTGTCGCGCAGCCTGCATCACCCCACCATCGGGAAACACAGCATCGACGATCCAAAGATTGTCGCCGCTGCGCCAATTGTGCGGATCTGATAAATCCAATGAAAGGCTCGCCATCTTGTCCGCGTCACCGCTTGACAACAGAGCGTAGGTCACAAAGCCTATCGGGTTATTGAAGAAAGCATACTGCCCCAACTCTACAGGGGTCTTTAGAAGCGTCACCACCCGACCGAGCGAGTAACCTTTGTGTACTTCTGACAACCCAGCAAGGCCAAGCATGCAGACATAATCAAAGGAGGCAGCCACCCATCCGGCCCTTTGCTGCGATGTCTTGCATGGTTGTACCCCCAAAGGAAAAGGCCACCCCGAAGGATGGCCACAGCTAACTAATTGATATGTAATATATGTCCTGCATAATTACGGGATTTTCCCGCAATTGATGGCCAGGCGCGACCCGTTATATCGGGTGTGTGGGTTAGATTGCGGAACCGCCGTCGAGGCTTCCACCACCGCCGCCAGGGGCGTCGGTGTTGCTGCAATCTTTCTTGTGTAACTGCTTTTGGTCTAAATCACTACAAACTTGACCAGAGCCTAACGACCGAGCAAACACAGGATCGGTCCCGCCTACTAATCGCCCGGACCCAACATGCTGATATGGTATGCCGTTAATTTTCACAATTTCATTATCCTCAAGGCCAAATGAGTGCATGGTGCGCCTCCTAGGTTACCGGCTGTCGTATCCCCGTGGGGATCTGTGCCGCGCTATGGAGCGCTGGCGAATTGGTCTAGCTGGATGGATTCGAACCACCGACATTCTGGTCCCAAACCAGACGCGCTACCAGACTGCGCTACAGCCAGAAGATAACCCGCCGGGTGCGCATCGTGGAGAGGCGTGGCGGGTCTGTTGAAAGGGCCATGGCACCGATTGCCGCCGGTCCATGGCATGTTTACTCAAACTTTTTGAAAACCGCCCTAAAGGCGACATTGCTTCAGGCGCAAATACGCACACTGAATACATTGCATTTTACATTGTTCGCTCACCGCGTCAACCCGAAATGTAGCGCTAAATTGCATAATCCGCGTCTTAGGCACACAACATCGTGAATCACTTCGTCCAGCAATATCGCCCGCACAAGTCGTCTCTCTGCATTCCCACCAATCGCCACGAATGCCGCATCAT